TAAATCATTGAAGTTAGGCCGCACTTTTTCCTCAAACATGAAATAGTTGCCACAACATTCGGCGCGCCATGCCCGGGTGTCATTGCTCGGATCATACCCCAAATCGAATGGTGTCATTATTGAACCACAGACACTGCAAGCCACTGGCAAATTCATTGCCGCAACATTGTGCGATCGCATTTTGCGTTCAATGCTGGCCCATAATTCGTCAGTCATGATCGATCCTCTTTCCCACAAAATGTGCATGGCCTGCCTATGTAATACCAGGCACCGCATGTGCAGCGTTCAACAGGTTCAGTCATCAGATCAACTCCATTTGATTTGGCAGGATCAGCGATTGCCAAATCCTGGTTGGTGATTGGTGTTTACGTTTGTTGATGCTTGGTTCAAATTGGCCTGTTGCCTTGATCAACCCTTTTGCCTTGGCATCGTTCATGACTGGACCCAATGCGCGATTGTCATTTGTCACATAACCCCATGATTCAACCAGGATCAACACATCATCGGCAGTCAGCGTTGGTTTTTTGCTGGCAATCTCTTTGACCGCTCGGCAAGCAGCCGCCCACCATAAGCCATTGGCATTGGTTGCGACTTGATCCATCGCATCAATTTTGGCCGTTGTATTGAATCTGCGACATAGTGCGCAAAATCTTGGACCTTTAATTTCTCCATGTTCACACTCCATTTCATTCCCAAATTGCACATGACTTGTTGTTGTTAGGGCACACCCATCCTGCATAACTGCGGCCATTCTTTTCACCCTCTTTTCGCACCATTTGACCATGAACACAATCTGGTGTCATGCCCATTTCGCCTAATAACTTCAACGATGGGTTGGCATCCATTTCCCACGGGTCGGCAATCTTTTCCGGTGTTCCCGGTGCCATTTTGCGTTCGGTTTCCCGTTGGTTTGCCATTTGAACTTCATGTGATGATGCCATGGATTTACCAATGCCAATTCCAAATGCTGAAATTGCACGGCCGATTGCTGATGTTTCCAAGTTCATCAATTCACTGCCACGGGTGTATGCGGTTTTACCCTGTGCAGCCTCGGATGCTGTGCCGGTTGATGGGCGTTGATCATCCTGGTTGCGGTAGGCAGTTGCAATTCCCCAAATGTAATCATTGGATCCTGGCATGAATCCTTTGAACTCAAATTGAATTGATCCATCTGGGTGTTTTTCATAAAACAATTTGATGCGTGTTTGTACATCAACATAATCACCAAGAAAATCTGCCATTAGATCAACGCAGACTTTTTGGATTTGCCGTCACCGTATCCGGCTTTGTAGGCGTTTTCCATTGCTGAATTGATCAGCGTTTGAAATTTGACCTGTTCGCGGATTTTGTAGGTTCTGATCATTGATTTTGCTGCAATTAATGCACCAATTGCGCCAAATAGTGCGCCAACTAAAGTTGCAAGCAATACTGCCTGATCAACTGTCAATAGTGTTTCTTTCATTTGCCCTGTGTCCTTTGTTTATTGTTGAAATTTGTCAGCCGTGTCCGGCGCAAATCGTTTTGTTTTTCCGATCTTGATTGGCTTGATTGTGCCCTGCTTTTCCCATCGCCAAATTGTCGTGCGATTCACTTGAAGTTTCGCTGCTAATTGTGCGGCGGTTAAATACTTATCAGACACCCTGTCACCTCTCGATTGATTGTTGCACTATGTTGCAAGGTTGGCAACTACCCCTGCGGCGTGTCGCGCTCTAGTTTATTGAGTCGATTTTCAATGATTGTCAGGCGGTACTTGATTGCCTCAATTCCCAACACAACATCAGGCAATGATCGCCCACCATTTGCGGTTGGTTGTATCGGGTAGGTTTTTAGATCTATGTACGCTTTTATGGGTTTTACAAACATCCAATTTATTATGGCCCCAAACAATACGCCGCAGGCCATAATCGCTGCGGCGTACTGTCCGATGGTCAGAATGTTCACTTTTGTTTGCTGGCTTTTTCGCCTGCTTTGATGGCATTATCTTGTTCAGATTTGTCTAGTTTGCCATCATCAATGAATCCTTTTGCTGTTTCCCTTAGGATTGCCACACCAGGCACAGTTGCAGCGATCAAGGCTGCCTGTACCTTGGAAACATTCCACATCGATGAAATACCGAATGTGCCAAAAAATTCATACGCAATCAATGCAACTGCGCGCACAATGAAATCTTTGTATTTTTTCATAATGATCCTATCCGTTGATGAATGGCATGGGATCTTGTTCAACCCCGGCCGACCATCGTTGATTGTTGCGAACCTCTACATGTAAATGAGGCCCGGATGAGTTCCCTGTGTTTCCAGATTTGCCGATCAATTGACCTTTGGTGATTTTTTCACCAGGTTTGACCATTGCTGAACTTAAATGTGCATAGATTGCCCATCCACCGGCAATGCGGTTTGGTTGGCCATCGTTCAATGGTTGTTGATCAACCACGATTTGTGTGCCATAAGCCTTGCCCCATGATGCCGCGGTTACTGTGCCACCTTGCATTGCATAAACATCAGTGCCAACTGGTACTGCGTAATCAACACCGGTGTGGAAACCTTTGGACCACATCTTGCCAGGCTTCTTGAATGGAGTGGTTATTTTTCCACCCTTAATTGGTGAGGCCATGATGCCCTCTCTATGTCATGGCCCTGTTCGATTGTCTAAAGTGCTGCGATCTCGTCAGCGGTCAAACCTAGTTCAGCAAGTTTAGCCAGTGCGCTGGCGCGTGCTGTTGCCTTTGCTTCGGCTGCTGTCTGTCGTGCTTTAATTTCTGTTGCATCGATTTCGCGTTGTGCTAATTCTTCTGCGATTAATTCGCGCTCTATTACTTCGCCAGTTGCCACATTAATAAAAAGACCAGTTATTTTTTCAGTTTGTTTAGTTGTCATTATGCATCATATCCATATATCCAAATTGAGCCGGTAATATTGCCTGAACTAGGATAAATCGTTATACCTGTACAAACACTTGTTACGTTTAATGTATTTCCACTGACTACATAATTATAGGTTGACGTACTGTTTGAGTTAAAACTGGTTGAATTCATTACTTTTACTAAAGACTGTTGAGGATTAAATAATTCAAACGAAACATTTCCGTAAAGTTGCCCTAAGTAACCAACAAAGGCTTTAGTATCACCTGTCGATGAACTATTCGCAAACGTGGAATTTGTTCGTTCCATTAAACTAAAGTAATTATTAGCCGAAGTGATATCTGCGGCGGGTGTGCCTGTTCGTAATCTAACTAAAATGTTTGGATTTGCAACAGATGATACACCAGTAATTATTATTTTATAGTTTTTGTATGTTGAAGTAAAAACATCATCATAGGTCAAAGTTGTTTGTGCGCTAAAAGTATTTGTTTGAATTAAAGTTAAACCACTTGATCCAAGCCCAGCAACAGTACTGTCAATAGCGTTGCCCAAATCGGCGATTGCATCGTATCCATCTTTTACATAATCAGTGGCAACAGGAATTGGCCATGAATAGTTTGGTGTAACTGCCATTATAAATCAATCCATCTTTCGTTAGTAGGAGTATACCCTGCCCATGTCACAGTTGGTGCGATTTGCAGCCAAATTTGATGCGGGTATGTTTCAGATTGTGCCGAACAAACCAATGTCATGTCGGCTGTGTATCGGGTCAAATTCCATTTGATTCCCTCAACAAATCCATTGAATGTTGTGCCAAAAACCACTGGCAAATCATCAGTGAAAACCGCGCGCGATACTCGCAAATCAATCAATGCATCACGGGTTGCATCACTTACTGTTGGTGAGTGCAATGGGATGGTTAAATCCTCGGGATAGGTTCGAGGGTAGGCCCGTGACTCCAAAAACGCATCGGCTTGATCCTGGGCATCAACCTCATTGTGTAATTGGGTTGATCGGCTGCCGGATAATTGCCCATAAATAAATTGACTGTTTGCATCTGCTGCAATAACCACATCATTGTTTTTGTATGTCACAGTTATGTCATTGACAATTTCGGACCATTGTGCAGCCTGTCGCAAACCATTGGCCAACAGATCATCGGCAGTCAGGGTGATCGGTGTGTATCCGGTCCGGGTTGAGTAGGTGTCATAGTGAATGTCGCCATCGGTTGATTCATACAAGAAACCACGGGCAGATTGCGCAGCATTTTGTGCGAGTGTTAATGCATCGGCTGCGCCATCACTGTATGCAATCAGTTCAAAATCACCTGGTTGGGCCACATTGACTGCCAATTCATCAACTAGGGATTGCCCTGTGCCATCAAAATTTTCCCATGTCGCAGTGTTTGGCACATCCATCCAACGCAGTGTTGGTGCAACTTCATTCCATGAAGTCAAAAACGCCTCGGACAAAATGTTGTACACACGGGTGCCGTCAAATTCTTTTGCATAACCTAATGCGCCAACCAACCGTTTTTGCAGGCTTGCAAGAGGTCCAACTGCGGTAATGCGGTATTTGGCAATGGATCCCAAATCGCCGTATTGATCCAGGGTGACTTCAAGATCCGAAATGATACCGCCGTAGATTTGTTGATAATCGCCATTCGAATCCTGAATCTGAATGTTTACAGAATCGGACAATTCAACATCCAACGGAGTGTTTGCATCGGTCCACAATTCAATGTTGGCAATGCCCGGCAATGCTTGTTCATAAATGTCGCGCCGACCTAGGCTGATTGAAATAGATGCCACGGTTTCATTTGTGTATTCGACCGATCCGGCAAAAATAACTTTTGGATATGGCGTGTAAGTTGTCACAGTGTTGCGCCCAATAAGTTGATGGCACCTGTTCGCCTTGCACTATCTTGCAATAGTTTTTCAATTGTGCGCCGTGCTGATTCGCCGTCAATGATTCCATTGAGGTTGATGATGGTTTGTCCACCGCCTGCATTTGGTACAATACGGCCTGATGAGTTAGGCACAAACATTTCGGGGCCAAATTCGCCGACACGGTATGCCTGGCCTGCACTAACCGATCCACCTGCGGCGCGTGATCCTGTCAAGAATCGGCTGACTGTGCTTTCAAATCCTTGGATTTTTCCAATTGTGGTTTTTGCCTTTGTGTAAGCATTTGCAACTGTGTCGATTGCGTTGGCAACACTTGTCATCGCATCGGCTAAGCGTTCAAGGTTACTGATACCCTCGGCATTTTTGTCATTGGTTAGCGCATCAAATAAACGACCAAATGCATCGGCAACCTCTTTGAGCGATTTGCCCAATTGGTAGGCACCAGTTCCCTGGCCGTAACCCATTTCATTTTGTAACAATTTGACTTTGTTTGAAAGGCTGTTTGGTTCCTCGCCGCCAAATCCCATTGCAACTTCATTGACTTTTTTCAGTAAATTATCAAACTTGATCAATAAGTCTGCGCCGATAGATTCTTTTAATTCGCCAATACGTTCGGAAACAATAGCCAATCGGCCTGCGTAGGTGTTAGCGTTTGCCGCTGCCGCGCCGCCGAATGTTGCGGCCAGTGCTTTTTGTGCTGCATCAAAATCGCCGGTTTTTTTGATGTTCTCATCTAGTGGCACACCTAACCTGGTTAATGCGCCCAAATTGCCGTTGTAGGCCTTTGCAAGGGCCAATGACACAGATTCAAGATCCTTGCCAGTTCCCACACTGATGTCCAATGCAAGATTGGTCAGCGATTGTGCCTTGGATAGATCGCCGGTTGCACGTGTCAGGGTTGCAAGTGCCGGGCGCAGTTGATTGTCACTGATGCCGGTTGCAAACTGTTGTTTGGTGATCCATTTTTCAGTTGATGAAATTGCAGAATCAGTTGCATTTACAACATTGCGCAGTGTTTGTGCAAGTTGCGTTTGGGCTTTTTCATCCTCGATGGCCGCCTGCACAGAATCTTTTCCAATGCGTACTGCGGCATAACCTGCGGCAATTGCCATGCCAGTAAACGCAGCGGCCACGGCCTTGCCTGCACGTGTTGCGGCTGTACTAAGTTTTGAAACATCGCCGCGTGCCTCGACCATGCCTGCACCAAATTTGGTGACATCGGCCAGTAGATTTAATTTTAACGTTCTAATTTGTGCCATTTAACCGAACCTTTGCCAATGTCTGAAAACTTTGTCTGCCGCGTTCCACCAGCGTTGTGAAATTTCTGGCTGCATTTCTCTAAGTGCTGGAAAAATCCAGTAACCTGCATTGCCACGGCCTCTTGGTTGTGATCTATATGGGAAACGCCGACCGCCATTTGGAAATGATCCATTTACACTGCCAGGGTTTGCGCCAAACTCATTGCCCATTAGTAACTCACCGGCTGATGCACCGCCGGATGCTTTACGGCCACGGCCCCCACCAATGCTGACATTGGGCACGCGGTCACGGTTGTACTTTACAGTTTGGGCAACGATGGCTGCCTGGGCTGGCATGGGTGCATTGTAGGACGATTGAATGATGCCTTGGGCCGTCCATTTGGAAATCGCCGACACATCATCTTTCAATTTGTTTTTGGATTCATCATCCATTTTGTTCAAGTCGGCCAATAGGTCGCGCAGATCTTGGGTCATGTCCATCTTGATGTTGATTGTTTTTCGATCAGCCATGTTTCCCCCTTTCTGCGATCACTTCCAACGCTGTTTCCAAATCTTTCAATGACCACTTTTTGAGATCATTGAGCGGAATCCCAAAATTAATTGACATAACTATCAGGTCGCGTTGGATGCTTCCCTGTCTATGTCTTTTGGGTCCTCATCGACCACCACATCAAATGATTCAAATTCATGCTGCACCCACGCTTTTTGCGTTTTGAGTTCGGTGTGTCCACCTTTTTTTGCAGCCAAAAACATGAGTGCGGTTAAAACTTTCATTGATTGTCGCTGGATTTTGGCCTGCGCTTCAATGAATGTGAGGTCCAACAGGTCCTCTAATTCAATCCACAATTCGATGTCATCATCGTCCACTATGAAGTTTTTGCCCTGTTTTGTCGTAATTTCTAGTTTCATTTTGGTGCCCTGTTCTCTCAATTAAGCGCGTGTAACGCTGCCGTCCTCGACAATTAATTCCACAGTTGTTGTCAGCACATCTACGGCGCCGCCACCTGCGGTTGGAAATGCTGGAAAGACGTTGCAAGTAAATGTACTGCCATTTGCATCAAACGATGCGGCCAGTGCTGTGTCTGGTGCTGCCTTTGCTGCATCCCATAGCGCATCACATAATGAACCAGCGCCGCCCCAATCTGCGTACATTTCCACAGATAGTGTTGCAGTGCTGTCAATTGTTTTGTATGCGCGGCCTGATAAAACTTCCAGTACTGCCTGGTTGTTTTCCATTGTTAGTGTGACTGTTGATGCCTGTGCATCGTATGAGTCAGAATCGATGGTCAGGGTTAGATCCCTGCCGGTGATGTAAGTTGCCATTGGGCTAACCCTTTCAGTTTCCGTTGTTTGTTGTAACCAGTTCAACCGTGAGTTGGCTGGTGATCATTTTTGATGGGCCGATGTCCTCGGGTAGTGGACCGGACCAGGGTGAAACAATTGCAATGCCGGCTGGCAACACATTCAAAACACCTAACATCAAATTCTCTATGTTTGCCAATGCTGCCTGTGTATCGGCTGCCCCGACCACGGCTGTGATGTCAAATCGAACATTTAGGCGATTGGATAATCCACCGATTGCAACTGGCGTGATGTAGGGATTACTAGGCACTAACACCAATGCGCTGTTTGCTGGCTGCTCTTTTGGGTAGGCAAATGCAACGACCGCGCCAACCGATTCAAGTGCGGTTGCAAGATCGCCACGTAATGTTGCCAAATCTGCCATTTATCCAACCATCGATCTGACATCTAAGTGTTTTGCCAAAATTCCTGAAACTCTTTGCATTAGGCTTCGGCCGATTTTGTATGGTGCCGGCTGAAAATCAATTCCCACTTGACCGGTTGTTCCCTGACGTGCCATCCAAACATCAACTGCAACTGCGATCGCTGCTTCCCGAACTTCCGGCACAGTTGAATAATCAACATACTGAGCCGCACTAACAGTTCCCGATGGAACAATTCCGTGTTTTGGATAATCTGCGCCGGTGCCTGTGTAACTCATTGAGTAAGCAGTCACGGCAGTTAAAGTTTTTGTACCATTAAAATTTGAGCCACAGTTTGCAACGGTAACACTTTGCCCGACATAGCAGTCATGAACTGTGTTTGTATAAATCGTATTCACTAAATCAGTGCGACTGTGTGCGATTACTGCCCAATCGTTTCTTGTCAAGTAGGACAAAATCACATTGTTCGCGGTGTCGCAACATTCTTGCAACCAGGTATCTGGGTAAACTTCCCCAACCTGTAACACATCGCGCAATTCCTCGATGTCAATGATCGCCATTTGTGAATCCTTTGAAATAAGTGAGAGGCCGCCACAGGGCCGCAACGGCCTCCCACACTTTTTTGACTAGGTCAAATTGAATCGGCGTACGCCTGCGCCTTGCTTTACTGCAATGCCTAGGTATCCGTATAGTGCAACTTCAACCTGTCCTGATCCAATAACTTGAACCTGAACACGTGTTGTTGGTGATTCGTAAACAGATACGGCCTCACGTGCAACGATAAATGCAGATTCATCGATAACACCGGAAGTCACGATGCCATGATCCACAATCAGATCAAGGCCTAATACCTGGCCGCGAACTGATGTTGGTGCAATTGAACCTGATGCATTTTGTGGTTGTGCTGCAACATAAAGTGGTCGCTTTACATCATCAACATAACCCATCATTGCACCCCATTGATCCGGGCTTGCAACGATTGATTGTGCAAATTTGCCAGTTGCTTTGTATGCTGCGGCAGTTTCAGTTGCAACATAGGATTGTAGGCCTGCTGCTGTTGCTGCAACGCCTGTTGCCTGTGTACCTGATGCAGTAAATGCAGCAATCAGTGCTTTGTCAGTTGCTAATGCGTAAGCATTTTGCATTTCACGCATTAATTCAGTCATAAATGCTGGACCTGAACGGTCAATGAGTTCCCAACTAATTGTATTCTGGCCCGCGAATTTATTGACGGCAACCGTCAAATAATCTGAGGTCATTCCTGTTTCGCTAGGTGCCTGATTCTCATTTGTGTCTGCAACAGTTGGAACCGCTGTTAGACGTGGAATCGTGAATGATAGGCCTGTATCAACTAGGCGTTCAGTACGTACTGCCTCAAATGCTGGGCGGCTTGGTAATGAACTTGTGATGAACTCATTCATGTGAGGTGCGAGAGTGAGGCCAGTATTTGTTGATGAGTCATCATCGGCTGCACGTATGTACATTTTTGAATCATCGCTGCCTAATGCTGCCTTGATACTGTGATCTAGGTATGATGCACCATCAACGATTGGTGAACGTGGCTTGGTGTAAGCCACATTTGCAGCAGCCTGAACAACCGCGCTGGCGGTTACTTCATCGGCCGCTGAGGCGGTGTTTTCGGTTTCCACAATGTTCTCCTGTGGTTCGTCCTCGGCAGCGGATTCTGCCTCGGTGATTTCTGTTTCCTCATCCTCGGATGCGGCAACTTCTGTGATGTTTGCGGCCTTAAATGCCGGATTGGTTACATGTGCAACACCTGTAAGTGTGCTTGCAACAATTTTCATGACACCTTTTTCAATGGTGTATTCATCGGCGGTGGCTTCAATTGAAAATGAACTGCGCAATCCCTCGGCCGCTTCAACCAATGCATCAGTGGCAGTTTGAGTATTTGCAAGTTTGAAAGCCATCGAAATGCCTTTTGGTGTTACTGATTCACTGCCTGAAATTCCACGGCCTAGTGGTTTCGTGCGGTCATGCTCTAAATTCAAAACAATTTGTGATGCATCGATTTCGCCAAATGCGCCAAATTCAAATTGAACTGGTCCGGCACTTGTATTGCCAGTTTGTCCAAACGGTACAACCAAACCGCGTAGAGTTCTGGTTTCCGTATCTGCGGCAAGGATTTCGCCGTCAAAATTAATTTGCATTTTCGTTTCCTCTCGGTGCGAGGTCCATTTCCTCACGTGCTTCATCAATGTCAATCAAGCCAAGTTCAAGCATTTTTCCAATGACTTCAACCTGCTCTTGTGGATTGCCACGCAGGTAATCATCAAGATCAAATCGGACAACTTGTCCACGCGGTGTGATGTCATCCATCGACAACCGTTGTTCGATGCAGGCCATGATCGGGCGCAATGAAAATTCGACCAGGTTGCGGCGTTCAGTTATCGAATTGCTGTATGTCATTGATGCTGATTCAGCGTTCAAAAACCATGCAGGGATTCCAACTAAACGTGCAATTTCTGATGCTGTAAATTGTCGGGCTTCCACCAATTGCATTTGTGATGCATCGAATCCAAATGCTTGAACATCTAATGGCCCGGATAGATAAGCGGTTGCACGTTGTTGTCTAGCGGCACGCCAAGCAGATAACAGGCCGGATACTTGTTCCGGTGGTAAATCCACACCAGTATTTTTGATCACCATGGTTGGCACTGGTTCATCGGCCATGCGCGCGGCTGCTTTTTCAAGTTCAAGTGCAGTGCGAATTGCTCGACCACCGCGAACCAACACGCCATTGTCCATGCCATTGAACATGATTAAACTTCCAACACCTTGCATTGGCACCGGGCTGCCATCAACCCAAAATCCTGAAATCACATTGTTGTTTGGGTAATCTGTATTAAAACTTACTCGCTGCGGTTCAATGCGGCGTGCGCGTAACGGCCGGGCATCATCCACACTGGCTTCAAGTACCTGCCAATAAGACACGCCATGGAATAAAATGTCGGATGCAGTCCAGGCATGAACAATTCCAGTTGGGATTGCTGGGTCGGGCTGTTCAAGTATTGATCGGCCCTCAATTTTTGCGCCGGTGACTTTGTTGTATGCATTGACACCTAATGTGCCGATTGTGCCTGCAATGATGTTGCGTGCGCGTGCGCATGCTGGCACTTGCATTGCATCCTCGTATGAAGTGTAAACACTTGACACAACCATGCCTGGGTAATTTGGTATCACATCATAGGCCGCTGATTTGATTTGTGGTGCTGGTGTTGCAGCGGCGTTGATGGCGAATCGATCCAGAAATCCCATTCTCTCATCATGAATTACAATCATGTAATTTGCAAATTGTGCAACAGAATGAAACGGTGTTCAACGTGTTGGGATCGGTAATCTCCCCAAACCCAACCCCAACACGCTACGCGGTAATTATAGCCACATCCTGCGCAGGTTGAGTTGCATGACCCACTGCCATCACAAATGCAACTGCCGCGCTGATTGGAATTGTTGTTGCCCTGCGTGAAATTCTCCAACCACCATCGGATGCAGGTTTGCGCGCACAGGCTGCCAAGTGCGTGCGCATAATTTCTTGATCCGGGTGAATTAATAATCCACCGTTCATTGCTGCCAATGCCTGATCACACATGATTGAAAATGCGGTGGATGCCCATGGTGTTGGTGCAACTGGTATGCCTGCACGTGCAAGTTGCGGTGCAAGATAACCGGCAGTGTTTGGATCATAAGCCAGTACCCGTGGCCTGAATCTACGATGCAACACGGCGATTTCGCTGGCCAATTCAATGTTTGAAAGTCCAGTCCATTCATGAACATAGATGGCCATTTTTTTGTCTGGTTGTTCTTGCACAGTAACCAAATAAGCCTTTTCCCGATTGAATGTCATGTCCAGGGCCATCCAAGTTGGCAAACCATCAGACATCATCACATCAGTTGCACCATCGGACCAAGTGGTCATCGGCCATGGTGAATCGATTGCCTCAATCCATCGGCTCAAACTTTCCGTGATAAATGAGTCGCGATCACCCAACGCATCTTGCAATGCTTCCATTCTTAGCATGTGACCCAATGCCGGGTTGGCCTGTTTCCAGTTTTCAATGCTGTAAATGTCATCAGATTCGGCCGACCATTCAAACCATCCCAATCTATCTGATTCAAATGTCAATGCCCGTTGCCGTAGTTCATTTAGCACTGTGGATGAATTGTCACCGGCGTTGGAAGTCACAAACAATTGTGGATTTGGCCTGGCCCTGATCAGCGGTGTTGCGGCTGCCCACACTGGTTGGGAAATTTCGCGTAATTCATCAATCCACAGTAGATCAGCCGTTGATCCACGTGGGCCCTCCGATGTCGCTGCCCTGATCGCGTATTTTCTAACCCGTTCGCATTTTTCTGAACAGGCTTTTGGAAAGTGATGGCAATAGACTTCCAACTCCTCTTGACCGTTAGTCCGGGAAACACGTTTGATTCTTTTTCGCATCCATGGCAATGATTCAGCCAGGTCCACAGTTTGTTTGAATGTATCCAATGACAGGGTGCGAGATTGTGAAATGGCAATGACTGATTTTTCACCAAACACAAACAGGCCTGCCAAGATCCGCATGCGCATGGCGTGCGTTTTCCCATTTTGCCTGGCAACGATGGCCCCAACTGTTCCCCTGGCCCATGTACCATCAGGCCTGATTGCCAATGATTCATCCATCAAGTGTTTCTGCCAAGGTAGCAGCGGCACACCTAACTCATCGGCTAAATCACTGACTACCTGTCCGGCGGTTGGCAGTTTTAGGTTTGGACTTTGTATCCGGGGTTTGGAGTAACCGTAAATAATTTCCGATGTGTTCTGATCCATCCGATTCCACCTCTTGTTTGCCCTGTGTGCGTGTTTCTACTGTCAAATGTAGTTGTTGCAAAACCCCAATTAGTTTTCCAGACAATTGCGTAACATCCCTAATCTCACCTGTGTCCAATGCGACATCAACTGCAATTGCAAGTCTGCGCGCCATGGCCACTGTGGCTGCATCGGTTGTTTGCAACCAGTTGGCCGCCTGGATGCTTGATTCCAAATTCCCTGCAATACTGCCCGGCGCAAATTGGTGTGATTCCATGTTTATTTGTCCATCCTTTTTTCTATTGGTGCAATTGGAGGCAAAACGGTGCATTTCGGGGAGAGAGAACGCATGGACAGGGTCGGGGCCCTTCCTC